TTAACTCTCTAGAAACAGAATCAATATATTGTTTAGAATATTCTATCGTTTCTATATCTAGTTTCATTGTGTTTCTACTATTAAACTTAAAGCTTTTATATAACCATTCCAATACGCTGTTTCTTCAGTAAGACCCCTATATTTACAAACATTGCGGTTGTACTTAGCTTTTCTGTATTGCTCAATTATTATTTTCTCATTTTTCATCGTTAAGACTATTTATATAATCTTCATAACGTAGGCACTCGGCACACACCCATTCATCTTTAGTTGGACTGTTTTGTAAAATCTTTCTGTACACCTCATTTGGTGAGCCGCACCTATCGCATCTAATGCTGTTCTCTAATCCGTATGGATTCCAATCAGCATTATCCTTGAAGTCGCTTGACACTTCTACGTACCATAGACCTAAGTCAAAGATGATAGACCAAGCTACGTTTGGGTATCGTAACCACGTTACACCGATAGCAAACTGGTCAACGTATTTTCCTGATGTGATTTTCATTTCCATACTCTTTGAAGAATGACACCAGTAGCTATAAGTACTACCCCAGCAGCAAATTGAATTGGCATTGGAGACAATACCCACCACCAAGACCAAGTGATGTATCCGGTAAGCTTTAGGGCAATAAATAAAATGGTTAGGAATCCAGAGAATCCAACGCTTGGATATTTGTTTGATGTTTTCATTGTTAGGTTTTGTTTAGTTATTCGGATTTTCTCCGAGTTGGGTTTCATTTTTTGACAGCTCTACGATAAAGTCAGCGACCTGATCGCACTGCTGTTTGTTTAGAAACTGAACGCTGTTGGAGTGGAATGTATGACGAATCTTATCGTACACCAACTTTTTTATCAGAGCCCACTTTTCTTCTTCTGTTCTCATTCAGGTAGCCGTTGTATTGAGAAACACAAGAAGTAAATTCCAATCGCCCAACGACCACTTGTGCCGCCAAGTCGCCATATGTTTACGGCAGGGAATATCCACAGGTCGTGGATGTCAGTTCTGAATTTTATTTTCCAATTCATTTCTCGTTGGTGTTAGAGTTTTTTTTGAGGTGTTGCTCATACATATTTACTGTATCTGCCTGCCCAGTAGCATACCAATCAATCATTTGCTCCTGCTCCATTTCTTTGGCTTTAATTAGAATATCATTTGCGTCTGTAAATTCTGATTTTCCATAAAGAAATTTTGATAACTCGATGTGTTGCCACTCTACTGCTGTCTGTTTCATTTGTCGTAGGTTTTATAGCAGTAGTCATAGAAATCTAATTCGCTTTTAGATTCTACATATTTAGGGTACCACTTTTCAAGCACGGTTATATATACACTATTGGGTGTACACATAGTTCCCGTTGGGTTTTGCTCTCGGTAGAGTTTATCTGCAATAGATATTAACTCTTGATGTGTTTGTGTTTTCATTTCTTGTTGGTGTTAGTCATTAAAAAAGTTTGAAATCAATACCGTTAACCATATTGGCGAACTGCAAAACAATCCCAAAGCAATACTGTCAGCCAAAGGTTTGGTAGGATATGAGTAAGCAAAAAAGAATAACGCAATACCAATAGCAATCGGTAACCCTGCGTGATTCTTCAATCGTGAAAAGTAGTTTTTCATTTCTCGTTTTCTGTGTAAGATTTTACCACTTCCTTTGCTTCTTTAGCAAGCTCATTTAATGCCATATGGGTATCGCTTCCACGACCATAGTTCGCTTCTTGCATTTGGATTATAGCATTCAGCATTTCTATTGGTGTTTTCATTTCTCGTTGGTGTTAAATAATTTCTTTCATCTCTAGGTCGCAAATCTCATCATCCGTGAGCCTTATGACCACCTCAGCAGGAGCGTAGTAAGGCAATGCCTTCGTTCCTTGCGGCTCTACAATGATAGTATCCTCATCAGTGTTAGTTGCTTGGTACTCGCTTACTTCAGCAAGTACCCAGACTAATGTTCCTTTTTTCATTTGAATTAGATTTAAAGTATGCCATCATTTAACCGCATCGGGCTTCTCGGTTGTAGCCAGGACAGGATTCGAACCTGTATTTGCATTTTGGACTGTTGTGCAATCTGCCATACCTTCCAGTCGGGTGTCTGTCCTAACTACCCAATCCAGTATGACAAGCGTCTACCATCTCGCCACCTGACTATTTTATTATTTCTCTTTTGTTTTAAAGGTTTCATTTAATAGTTCTGCTAACTCTTGAGCATCCTCTCCGATAGACCCAATTATCTTTCCGTCTACAAGTACGTTGTATCCGTATTCATCACAACATCCGTCTCCGCAGGTGTGCCAGTATGGTTGAAGTTCTATTTTCATTTGTCGCTCGCTAAAGGTGTTAAAATAGAGGGAGTGGCTTCGGGTCTCTCAAGGTTACTGGTTAGTTTGGTTTCATCTATACTTAGTCTAAACCTTTTTTCAGTATAGTCACCTTTATCAATGGTGTGCTAACTACAGCGTTACTGACCACCCCCTCGTTTATCGTTGCGTTTTAATTTTTGATTTAATGTGTTCGTCAAAGTCTGAATACTTCAGCCCCCACGTCACATTGAACCACATCATTTCTTTCTCTGAGTAAGCTGCTCGCATCTTGAGTTCACGCATAAGGTACTTCTTGCCCCACTCCTCAAGTTGTTCGCCCTGAGCAACAGTCATAGTGTACTTCTGCCACCACTCGTCTACGCCCACGATGTCGTCGTAGGTTACGTCGTGTCCAGCAATCTCAAACATCTTATTGACGATGTCAATCATTGCCTTGTCTTTCTTTTGTTGTCTGGTTAGTCGTTTCATTGCACATTATCCTCAATTAGAATCTCCCAATAGTCGTCGTGTTCAACGAATCCATTAACAATTCCTTCTAGTAAATACAACGACATATTAGTGCCCAAGGATATAAATGGTCCGCCGCTCGGGTCAACAAATATAATCTTGTCGTCATCATTCCACCCGTAGCGCGTGTACTTGAAGTCTCCCTTCCAGTCGATGTTGCCGTTCTCGTTCTTTTCAAATGTGAACTCGTCTTTATATCTGTTAGTGTATTTTGTCATTGGAATGTTTGAATTTTAGCATCTACTTCTTTTAGTTCAGACCAAGTACCTAAGTACGTAATGGCTCTAACTTTTCTGTTGTCAATCCACACGTATTCTTGTCCGTCTTTGATGCGCGGTTTATCCATCACTAATCCGTGATACTTGAAACCGTGATCACTCAACCATTTTTCTGTAACGGCGCGGTCTTTTGATTCTCTTGCTGTGAAAAAAGTTATAACATTACCATCTTCATACCACTTGTTTATGATTTTTAAAGCGTTGTCATAAACTTTAGCGTATGGGAACAAATGACTTTCTTCATTTTTAATGTCATCGCATATTGTTCCGTCAATATCAATTAAGAATACTTTGTTCATTTTGTTTTTACTTAGTACCCCCGACAGGAATCGAACCTGTAACCTACGCATTAGAAGTGCGTTGCTCTATCCAGTTGAGCTACAGGGGCATAATGGTACGCTCGGTGGGACTCGAACCCACGTGTGACCAGTTACCCTTTCTACAAGGTATAAGCTTGAGGGGATACGAGCGTTTGTGCTTTAAAACTCAGGATGTATATCGCTATCATTTAGCGAATCGTAGTGTTCTCCGTTGTTTCCATTGCGTAGTATGATCATCATACGTTGCTCTGCTTCCTTTTCTTCTTCGTCAATCTCAATTTGTTGGAATTGCGCGTGTATTGCGCAGGCATTGACTATGTATTTCTGGTCGTCCCCAGGGTCGTCGTCAAGTATCACATTATTGCTCATTGTTCCCAATATATGAATTTGTAACCATCAGTATTATTAGATGCTTTGTTTTTCGATCTATCAATCATTGATTTACGTTCTAGCCATCTAGAATACATTTTAGCAACTACTGCATCTCTTTGTCTTTTAAATGGATAGTATTTTCTAACCTTAGCATTAGCTATTCTTAAAAAGTCATTCATCTGCTTGTCGTCCATCTCCTTCTTCTTGTTTAGTGTTGTAAAGCATACTGCAAAATAAAATATATGTAGCTATTTTATTATAAATATACTCAGACGGTAGACCATCGTCTTTGTCTGACTTTATAACATTTATAGCAAATTTAGCTGCTAGTTTTTCAACAAACACGCTAGCAGCCTCTGCTCCGAATTGTTTATGTACTTCATAAACGCTCTTGCCTATATCTAGAGGGTTTATTTCACTTATGTTAAAGTCTTCCTGATCCATTGTAATACTGCTCAACTATGTTTATTGCCCTGTCCATAGCTTGTAAGTTGGCAGTGTGCACGTTTTTGTTTTTGAGCATCCATTCAACGAATTTAGCGCTTTTAGAAATACTTTCTGCAGGTTTATCTTGTTTCATAATTAATGTTGTTGCCAAATCATCATTGTTCCTGGATCATACCACTCGAAATACCAACCGTTTTTTTCAACAAGTTCGTTAATTTTTGGATGTACGCCAAATGTGTTGTTCCAAGTATCACTATAGTAATCGAAGAACTGCGGAGTGTAATCTGCAGCTAACCAAATGCCTTGATTTTCTACTTTGTGACCATAAAAATCAGATGCGGTACCACACACTTTAAGACCTTTTTCTGCAAGTAGGTCCATTAATTTACTAATATCAGTAGCCATTTTCGTCTAAATAAGCTTGAATTAATTCTTCTAACTTGTTAAAAAACACAATGTTAGAACCGTTTTTATCCACGATTAACGCCTTTGAACCTATAGATAGGCTAATTGCATTTACATAAGCATCCCAACCGGCTTGAGCGCCAGTGCCAGATTCGTAGTCTAATTCTGCTGGAGAATATTCTGCAGATCCGAACACATCAACTTCAATATGATCGTTAAAAGGCATTAGCCCAGTTAATTCTATTTTTGACATTTTGCTGTTGTTTTATGTATTATCAAACGGTGATCGTTACTTGGTTGTGAGGTAAATGTTTTTATTGACCTTGCGGTTGTGTGAAATGCTCCACTTGTGTTCGTTTGCGGTCACGTAGTCAAGTATGTATAGCAAACGATCTTTACGGCTGAGAATCTTTACAACCTTGTTATCGATGCGTGGATTAACAGTGTAGTATTGACTCGAGAAGTTTTTACCAAGGTTACGCATACGGATGACGTTTCCAGCAAGTGTTTCGCTGATTATGAATCCATATCGCGTTTGCCAATACGTACTACCATTGTTAAGGTTTTTCTTCGGGGCAACAGGTGTTAGGCCAGCGTCAATAAGCTTTTTCCAAGCACTGTCTACTGATTTAATTTCGTCATAGACGATAGTGAGTTCGTAGGGTTTATTTGTTTTTTTCATTTTTTTCTGATTTTTTATCTAGGTATTTTGACAATAAGAATACTGATACTAAAAACAATAGGAATATTGAAAACGGTATAATCTTGTTTACGACAGTAAGATACTTGAGCATTTTTTATTTCTTTTTAATCTATTTAATCCGCTGTCTTTTAGTTGACGCGCTTTTTCATCTGGAATATCTAATTCCATAGCTATTTGCTTAACAGTCTTGGCAGGTTCAAACGCGCCTAAATACATTGACACAACCTTGAAGTGCATTGGATTTAAAATCTTCTCTGCCATTTTCCAAAACAAATTCACTGTGGACTCTTGTGTTATGTCTTCGTCTGGCTGCGCATACGTCGTGTTAGTTAGAATATCAGACACTGTTGTTGATGATTCATCTCCGGATAGCGTAGCGTCGCTAGACGTCATCTCTGCGGTGTGGTTGAACATGTCTAAAACAAAACTCTCTTCAACGCCAAGATGTTCTGCAATCTCAAAAGGTTCTGGTTCTCTAAACAGTTTCTGCTCGAGCTCAGACGATGCCTTGCGTATCCTATTCATGTTGGCGTTTCTATTGCCTGGCGTGTATATCTGCTTTGACTTAGTATCAATAGAGTGTAGTATACTCTGCCTGATCCACCACACGGCGAACGATATGAACTTAAAACCTCTTGTTGGATCGAACCTGTCAACAGCCTTAATAAGGCCGATGTTGCCTTCTGATATTAGGTCTTCAAGCTTCATACCAGATACTTGATACTGCTTGGCGACAGATACAACAAACCTTAAGTTTGCGCGCGTTAGTCTTTCTTTTGCAACTGGATCCCCTGTTTCGTAAATGATTTTAGTTAATTCAAATTCTTCTTCTGGCGTTAATAGTTTTTCTTTTGAAAGCTCTACAAAGTATTTCTCTATTGATTTGCTTTCGCGTTTAGTAATCTGATTGGCGATCTTAAGTTGGCGCATTAATCTAAAAGTTCTGGATAAAATTCTCGGATAGTCATCCTATCCATTTCATAATATGGCGATGACAAGAAATCAAACAACTGTTGCTTTGTACCCGTCAATAAGGCTACACCGTAGTTGGTTTTGCAGGCGATATTAAACTTGGCACACAGTGAAATAAACTCGCGGTCTTGGCCAACGTAGTCTACATCAATAGTTAAAAGTTCTTCTTGCATTAGTAAACGTTTTTAATAAGTATTCTCTGGTGCGAACTACCGTCCCATTCCACTTCATAGCCTGCGCTTTCAAACGTACGGCGGATTTCGTCACCGTCGCCAGCCCACGCAATATATAGGTTGTTTGTATCTCTAAGATGAGACTTGTCTTGCGCGTGGTAGAACACAACCTTTTGCTCTTTGCCTTCTGGCACAGCGCTCCATCCGCAGCCCTGGCAGCACATGAAGCTTTGCCTTGCGAAGTACCCTAGTTTACGCAGTTCTTTAAACACCGCGGTTAGTTGGCTATTGTCAACACTATAGCGATTGCTGTATCTCGTCGAGCGCCTCATAGTTGATGTCTCCGTTTTGGTTAATAATGTTGTTTTCAATAAGTGCATTAGCGGTGCGGCCGTAAAAGCCTTGTAGTTGCCAAGCCATACCCGTACGGATAAGGGTTGAGAACATATTTATAGTGCTAATGTCATCTAGTTCGCCGTTTTCAAAGGCGATGATATTGTCTATAGAGAAGTTGTCTTGCATTGTGGTGGTGGTTGATGTAACCAAGAGGCGCTACAGACGTAACGCCCCGTGGTACATTATTATCAACTACTTTGACGTAACGCCATCGTGAAGATTAAGACATAACACTGAAGTACGTACCGTGACCTGGGCGCTCAACAATATGTTCTTCACCTTCGATTACAAACTTAACTCGCTTGCAACCTGTAAAACCGATCTCACGTCGCTCCATTGCTGTTGATGAAGCGTGACCATTTCTGATGTAAATTTTTTGATCTGTTTCGTGTGTCTTTGTGTCAACTGTAAAGCTATCACCAAAGTTATGCCATTCTTTTTCTGCTTGTTTGTAACCACCTTCTTCAAGAACAGAGATTACAACTGGTCGTTGATCATCTGTAGCAGCCAATATCATTTTTTCTGCAAACTTCTTGGTGATATAAACTTCTTTTGTGAACGGACTGTTGTTCTCTGCGATTTGTGAACTGATCTTTTCTTTCCAATCAGTGCAAGCTATATCGTAGATTTTACCAATGCTTGCGCGCTTTAGTTTAATCAAGTTTGAGTCATCCGCCAGTTCGAGCCAACGAGCGTTGCACCACATGTGGTCGTCTTCGCTGAATGACACACGCGCGGTTTCGTCGCTTGGGTCTACGATGATTACTTCGCCGGTTTTGCCAAGGTATTCACTGCTAATGACACCAACGCCTGGGCCTTCTGTAATGTTAACTACTTTTACTTGTTGTCCTTCTTTGATTTCGTGGATTTTCATAAAAAAATAAAATTAAGGTTAAGTGAAAATTAAAGGTTATAACTAGTGTGTATAGCAACTACTGTTGCGGGAAAAACTTATCTGTATTGCGTTTGACATATTCTAGTCCGGCAATGAAGCCAACGTCGAAGATGCGCATCATCTCTTCTTGAGAGCCAGCGAGCTCAGTGAACTCAAGGAACTGTTTGTCATCGGAAAACGATACGTAGATGCTAGCCATCTCATTCATTAACCATCGCTGCATTAGGTCTTCTTGCTCAGTCATAGTGCTGTTGTTTTACATAGATATTATCAATGCGCTTGCGTCGCGCGATCGTGAGGACGAAGGCGGAAGTAGTTTTCTCCTACTCCTCGATTAACTACGTCAAACACAACCTCGCCTGTGTTGATGTTCTCAATGCAGATACGGAAATAGCCTGAAAAACCAATCTCAAAGCATCTATACTCTGGGCTGCTAGATAAGCCGTTTCGGATGTATAGATTGTTTCCAGTGTGCATTTCTAAGTCTATACTGTAGAAACGCTTTTTAACCAAGCGCTTGTGGTACTTGTTGCCAGTGATGGTGTCCAAGAATTTACTGACCACGCTGTACTTGCCCCAGCGGTGCATTAGTATTTCGTAGAACGCCCAGTCTTTAGGATCTGCGACAACGTTAAAGACATCGTAGCTAAATAGTCTACCTAAAAAGTCTTTCTTGATGTCTAGTTTGTCTTCAAGCGGGATCATAGACATGTCAATAGCTTCAAAGAAATCACCCAAATGCTCGTGCAAATCTTCAGGGTTTTTGATGGCACTTTTGCCACTAAGTGGCCTGATGAAGATACGGTACTCGTCTCGCTTACCAGACGTGGTGAACGCAGCGCCATCGGTTTGGTACACCATAGTGAAGAATTCTAAGTCGTACTTGTTAGACACAAGCAAACCACCGTTAACCTCGGTGAGTACATCGTTATTGTGTAACTTAAACGTCTTACCGAAGTGAAAGCAACCACCGTTGAGTAGTCTTTTGAACTCAACCTCTTTTTTGCCAGCATAGTTTTCGATTAAGAAATCAACCTCTTTTTCGCTAAGATGAACCACATCCATAAACACATTAGAACCAGCCATATCCTCAAACTCTTTGCGAGCTGATGCTGGTAGGTCGAAGTAGAACGGCTTTAGCTCGTCTAGTTCTACGTAAGTTATTTTTTCTTTCATAAGTTTTTAAGTTAAATATTAGGGCGACTGCCTAGGGCTAACTACAAGTGCAACCTTTAATCCATCGGTGAAGCCAAATGCACCAATAGAAAATACCCTAGGCAATCTGGTCTAACCCTTGGCTCCACCAATTTTTTTAAGGCTACCGTCAGTTGCCCACACCACGACGAACACCGACATGGCGGAAATCAAGTTGTTGAGGTCTTCCGTCATAACCTTGTTGTCAGGGTCAATGCTAACCTTGATGCCGAACTCCTCGTTAAGCATTTCAAGTAGCATATCAATAGCGATGGCACTCTGGCACTCTACCTCAGTAACCATAGACTCTAAGTGCTTCTCAAAGTCTTCGTAGATAAATGAATCTTGCATACTAATTATTTTTTAAGCATTGTCTTGTACCAAACATTCTTGTACACATTGTTGAAAACCAATGAGCCGATGTAACCATCTAAACCTTGGCGCTTGTACTCATTGTACATAGCCTCGTGCATACCCGTTATAGTGGTAGCGTTGAAAACACCTGACGGATTAGAATCATCAAAAGCCAAAAGCAACACGTCAACCAATGCTGAGCGTAAACTATCGATACTAGGTTCGTGGGTTTGTAGCATAACTAAGCTGTGTTTTTACATAGATATTATCGTCTGTCTTGCGTCATAAGATTGTATAGTTGACAACTACACCATTTTATTGTTAAAGCTCGTTAGATCCAACTACAGCTGTGCTAAACGATGCGGCAAGGATAACCAGGCCAAGCACAACCCGCACGTTTTCATCAATAGCATAGTAATCCATTGACCCAGTAAACAATACATAGAAAAAGTAAATAACAAACCAAAACAATACCGATGACACAATAAGTACACCAATAAACCGAACGAGTGAAGTGATAACTTCCATAATCAAGGTGGATAAAAAGTTAAAGTGAAAAAAACTAAGAGGAGGTTCAAAACTCTATCTCACACTAAGTCAATAGGAAATGTCACCAAACTAAGCAGAAAAAACTGTGACATTTGCCTTATAAGTAGTATATAGTAACGGGCTATTGTCACACTTTTGATAAAGTTTAAGGTTACTGGTAATGTCACCAGGTGAACCTCAAAAAAACTGTGACATTAGCCTTATAAGTAATAGATAGTAACAGGCTATTGTCACACTTTTAGTTTACTCAACCACGAAGGTTAAACCTTGGCAGGTGAAGAAGTCGCTATTACTTGTTTTGAAGGTTTTAGGTAGCTCGTTGAGCCTGTAACCTTCGTAAGTTTTTCCTTTGTATTGTAACTTGATACGGCGACTGTCGCCTGAATAAAAGAATTTTAGGAACATGCTTGAGGATTTAAGGTTTAGGGTGATCGTACTGATCATTTGTATTATCAGACGCGGTGTGTATTAGGATTGTGTATAGCAAAAAATAAAAAGAAAAAAGGCACCCGAAGGTGCCCTTAATCCTTACTTCAATGCTTCTCGCACGAACTTAGGTAGGTTGTTACTATTAGTGTAATTCCCGTATTTATTAAAGCAAGGCATTGCTTCAAACTTAGCTTTAAACAGCTCGAATACTTTATCGTGGTCGTAGGTCATTTCTTCACCTTTAGTATTCTTAAAAGTGATAGTTAAACCTTTGCCGAGCATATTCTTGGCAATTACAAAGCGATTCTTGGTGACCGAGGTTGAAGTAGACATAGGAATGAGGTTTTAGACTGAGCGTCGATGCTCATCGTTATTATCCAATAGAGACTGTTTTAGGATTGTGTATAGCATATTTAAAAGAAAAAAAGAGGAGCTTTCGCTCCCCTTAGTCACTTCAAAGCCTCTCTGATAAACTTTGGTAAGTTATTACTATTAGTATAGTTTCCATACTTATTGAAGCAAGGCATATCATCGAACTTACTCTTGAACATCTCGTATACCTTGTCGTGCTCGTAGGTTACTTCCTCACCTTTGGCATTCTTGAATACAATAGTCAGTTCCTTACCAATCATATTCTTGGCGATCACGAAACGGTTCTTGGTTACTTGTGGCATAATAAGTGGTGTTAGACGTAAGCTTCAGTGCTTACATAGGGATTATCCATAGGAGCTCGTTAGAATCTTGTGTATAGCATACATAAAAGAAAAAAAGAGGGACCGAAGTCCCTCGTCTTACAGCATACTCGCCATATCTCTTACGAACTTAGGCAAGTTGTTACTGTTGGTGTAGTTACCGTACTTAGCGAAGCATGGCATCACTTCAAAGCGAGACTTGTTTGCCTCATACACCTTATCGTGATCGTACGTACACTCTTCGCCTTTGTGGTTAGTGAATGAGATAATGATTCCTTTACCTAGCATGCTCTTCGCGATAACGAAACGCTTCTTGGCTACTGGTGCTGGGGTAGGGGTGGCTGTCTTAGACATGGTTAGAGGATTTAAGTTAGACATAGGTATTATCCACAGCAACTCGTAAGGATCTCGTGTATAGCATAAACAAACAATACCCTAAACATATTCAGAAACAATACACCAGCAGTCGCATCAACATTCAGTCAGTGGCGTAAAAGGCCTAAACCATATAGGTAAACGGTAAATAGGGCCCAGGCCCGGGTTTACAGATTGACTTTCCTAAACAGGGGCTTCCTCTCCCCGGAGGGGGCCAACACCCAACTTCTATACATCTAACACCTAAATTAGCATTAACGGAAAGAGTTTAAATGTGATAGTGATAATATGGCAAAACAGAAGTTATCTGCGCAGGCATTGCGCGACAAAAGAGCTAGGGATTTGGCAGAGGCAAAGAGTCCGCGTAGGACTCGGATGCGTGCTGAGAACCAGAAGAGACGCAGGGATGCTGAGAAGGATGGTCAGGATGTTGATGGAAAGGACTATGACCACAACTCTAAGCGCTTCGTGAGTGTAAAGACCAACCGTGGAGGCCACGGAAGAGGTACAAAAGTGTATAATACTAAGAAGTAATGGCAAAGAGTGTAAAAAAGAGGGTTTTCAATGCTAACGGAATCAAGAAGGTTGACAAGACTAGGGTTTCAGTTGGGTTGAAGAACATCGAAATCATAAATAAGTTGTCGCTATGATGCGTTTTTCTGCGTTTCTGGCAGTTTTATTGCTCTCGGGGTGTTCTGCACAGTGGCACCTGAAGAAAGCCGTTAAGAAAGACCCTAGTTTGCTTGATAAAAGCATCGTTACTGTGGTTGATACGGTGGTAATCCCAGGTGTGGAGGTGCACGACACTGTTAGTTTCACTAACACGGACACTATAGAGATCGTTAAGGACAACTTTCACGTTCGGTTGGTGAAGGTGCGTGACTCTATTTTCGTTGACGGTGGATGTAAAACAGACACCATAGTGCGCAGTGTGTCTATCCCAGTGGAGAAACTTGTGTACAAAGAGAAAAATACTTGGTTCGATAAGGTAAAAAGCCTTTCGTTCTATGTGATAGTTGTTATTATACTGGCCGCGTTGGTCAGAAAAATGATGAAAAGGTTTTGGTGGTATGAAAGAATGGGTTAACAAACTCCTTGGTGTTGGCGATGACGTCTCTTCTAAGAGACTGGTTGGTATTTTAGGCGCGTTGGTGCTTTTTGGCACGATGCTAGCTAACAGCTTTAGCCCTATTGAGGTGGCTCCGAGCAAAGAGCTCGTTGAAGCTGTTGAATACATAACTATAGCTATGTTCTTTGGAACGGCTGTAGAGAAGTTCGTGAAGAAATAACAATCAAGTCGCAGCAGTAGGATGAAAATGCCCGTTTCGTTCGATCAGTTTCAAAAAAACCCAGTCGCTGGTATAGCTTTTATAGCTCTAGTAGCGATAGGTTACTTGTACGTAGATCAAAAGATGATGAATAGTGAGGTTGATGACAGATGCCAGACCCGCGTGTCTGAACTAGAGGTCAAGGTAGATAAGTATGTTGAGCATATCCGTCGCCTTGACTCTGCGCTGGCTTACACTTCTGCTAAAAATGAAATGTTACTTCAAACACGATGAAAAATATTCTTCTTCTATTAGCTGCCGGCGTATTCGTCGGCGTTGCTATTGCCGATAAAAAGCAAAATGCTTCGAATCCAGATCCAATAGACATAATAATAGAAAAGTCAAACAACACAATGCGCAAGGCCAGTCGCGTAAGTGCTAAGGCCGATGAGGTGGTGGTGAGTAGGGTTATGGAGATGAAGCAAACTATAGAGGTTTTAGAAGAAGAAAAAGAACAACTTGTCGAACAAGTAAAAGTGATGGAGGATGAGATTATTACTATTAAGTCTGCTAGCGTGCAGCCTTTCGATGTCCTCGCAATCGGTGGTGTACCCGATACAGCGAGTAGAAAATAAAGATACAGTTGTCGTAATGACAAAGGCGCAGGCGGTTTCAATGAACCAACGCTTTTTGTCAATGGACTCAACAATTAAAGCATATGAAGAATCTTACAAGTTTAAGTATTATCAATACCATCAAGCAAGTAAAGCCGTTGCTAAGCAAGATTCAGTCATTGGTGAACTCAATAGACAACTTAAAATCAAACCAGCATTTAAAAAAATGACGCAGCAGGACATTCTAATGTCTTTGTACTTTGTTTTATTTTCAACAGGACTATTTTATATAAACTTTAAGTAATGAAACTTTCTAATTACGTATCACTAGCAGAAGTAACCCGTAGTGACACCGCTAAACGCAGGGGCATTAGCAACGAACCTACTCCAGAACATCTTGAAAACCTCAAGGTAATCGCAACTGAAGTTTTTGATAAAGTACGTGAGCACTTTGGAGTGCCCATCTTTATCTCTAGCGGATACCGCTCTGCTGCCTTGAACAAGGCCATCGGTGGTAGTGCAACGTCTGACCACAACCTTGGTAAGGCATTGGACCTCGACCAGGACGGCCACGGCAACGGCGTTACTAATGCTGACGTATTTAACTTCATTAAGGACAACTTAGAGTATGATCAACTCATTTGGGAGTTTGGTTCTAGCAAAAACCCAGACTGGGTACACGTTGGGTACAGAAAAGGAAAAAATAGAAAACAAACGCTGAGAGCAATAAAAGACGCGAGTGGAAAGACAGTATATGCGCCGTTCAAGTAAGTTTTATATACAGCTTGACTATGATTTCATCATAAGCCAAATAGTAAGCGAAGCAAGAATAGAAACGGATAAAATAAAAGAAGAAAATGGCAAAGATAAAAGCTCAGTCTGCTGTAACATTTAAGGCCAAACCCAAGGTTTCACGCCCAGGAGTACACGCTAAGACTAAAACTTCTAAAAATAAAGCGTCTAAAAACTACGCTAAACCATACGGCGGGCAAGGTAAGTAATTCTATTTTTAGTAAATTTGTGTAGTGTTACACAAAAATTACTATAATGGAATACAATAATCCAAGTGAACTCATTAAAGAGTTGACATTCAGCGCTAGGGCTAGGAACAGAATGAAACAAGGCGTTGACAAACTAGCAGCCGCAGTTTCATCAACGTTGGGCGCAAGCGGAAAGTGCGTTATATATGAAGACGCTATGGGTAGACCCATTATCACTAAGGATGGCGTTACCGTAGCTGAGTCAGTTGTACTTAAAGACCCGCTCGAAAACATCGGCGCAACACTTATCAAGGAAGCCGCAAAGAATACTGTTAAAGAAGCTGGTGACGGAACAACCACCGCTACGGTTCTTTCACATGCTATCCTTACGCACGCATACGAGATTATAGAAAACGAAAACCTTCGTGAACTAAAGAAAGGTATCGAACAAGCGACAAACGACGTGATTGACTTACTGGAGTCAGCCAAGGTGGAGGTATCTGGAGACATGCTTTACTCTGTTGCCAACATATCCACGAATAATGATTCAGAGCTGGCAAAAGTGATTTCAGAAGCATTCACAGCCGTTGGTAACAGCGGCGTTGTCCTAATGGAAGAGTCTGAAACGGACCTAACGCACGTTGAAATAGTTGACGGCGTACAGTTTGACTCTCCACTCAAGTCGCAGCACTTTATTACAGACGCGGACAAAGAAAAGGCCGTTCTGGAAAACCCATATGTACTTATCATGGACTCTAAAATTCCTAATATTAGAAGAATACAAGGAGTTCTAGAATTTGTAATCAAGCAAAATAGATCGTTGCTTATTATCGCAGACATCGAACAGCAGCCACTCGGTGCACTGTTGATGAACAAGGTGCGCGGTAATATCAAGGTCAATGTTGTGGATCAGCCTGGCTTTGGACCAACGCGGCGTGATACGCTTGAAGACCTTGCTGCAATAACCGGTGCTAAACTCATTTCTGACGAGCTGGGTGACGATATTGATTCAATATCTGTTGATGCGCTGGGAGAGGCTGTAAAAGCCGTTACAGATGGAAAAAACACCGTTATCACCGTTGAAGAGACAAGTGAGTTGGTTAGCGAGCGCCTAGCAATTGCCGAGGCAAAACTTAAGAGCGAGCAAAATCCGTTTTTCAAAAAGAAGATTGAACAGCGCGTAGCAATGCTTAGCGGCAAAGTTGGTATCGTAAGAGTTGGCGCTAACTCTAAAATAGAGTTGAAAGAAAAGAAAGATCGCGTTGAAGATGCTATCTACGCTGTTAAGGCTGCTATTCAAGAAGGAATTATCCCAGGCGGTGGTATCGCACTACTTAACGCATCGGCAAAACTAAATAAAACTGGAAACTCCAATGGCTACAATGTAGTACTTAACGCAATTATGGAACCTTGGATCAAAATAATGACAAATGCCGACCTAAATCCAGAAGATAGGAAGTACAAAAAGATGAAGCCAGGTCAAGGCGTTGATGTAGTGACTGGAGAAATCGTTGATATGGTTGAGGCTGGTATCATTGACCCGCTACTAGTTACTAAGACAGCGCTGAAAAACGCGTCGTCAGTTGCTGCAACTATTATATCAGCAGATGCCGTTATCTCTAACGTTAGAATCGATTAATATGAGAGCAGTTAATTACTACCTGATAGTCAAGAAGTTGAAGCAAGAGGTCGTCAATGTTGGCGGCCTTGAGCTTAACGATGCGCTTGCTGAGCAGCGTTATTTAAAGGCAGAAGTTATTTCTGCTGGAGATAAAGTTGATTTCGTCAAGGAAGGTGAAGTTGTATACTATGACCGTCACGCTGGACACGAAATAACTTTTGAAGAAAACGTTTATCAAGTCATCAAAGTCGGTGATATTGTAATAGTAGAATGAGGTTAAGTTCGCACGACATCCGCGACCTAAAGTTGTTCAAATACTATAGGTTAGTGAGAAAGTGGGCGTGTGATCAGAATGGCCTTAACGATGCAGATCTAGAATTACTTATGTATCTAGACTGCTTGGGTAGATTTAACCGAAAAGACTATATGGACGGAACGTATGCATATCGTTGGGATAAGCATCGTTGGGAACGCCTAAGGTCAGAAGGTTGGATCTCCGTTTGGAGAGAACGAAATAGAACAACACAGAAGTACGCTATATATCAAGTTTCTCAAAAGGGTAAAAACCTCATAATGCGTATATATAGAATTCTTCTTGGTGAAGAAGATGTTACGCTAAGTAGTAGAAGCGTTTATTACAATAATAAGTCATATACAGCTAAAGTTAGAAACAAGGCGATAGATGACATGGTAAAAGACAAAGACAGATGACAAAGCCAATAACGCATAAGGCAAAAAACCACGAGAACAATAGAAGGATGATGAATCCAACTATAGTTATTGTAGATTTAGAGCCTGGAGTTGTAGCTGAGGCCAATATAGACGGAAGTATATACATAGACAGAAAAGCATCTCCTAGTAAGATGAAAGAAGCCGTGTCACATGAGAAAGTGCATTTAAATCAGATGAGTAGAGGTGATCTTTCTTATGACTCACAAAACGTTTACTGGAAGGGTAAGATTTACAACAGAAACAATATGAACGAGGGCAGCGGAAGTCTTCCCTGGGAAAAAGAAGCATATAAAAAAGCTAAGAAATGAAAAGCAAACCAATTACTGCTAAAGCATCTCCGTTAAAGATTAAAGAGGAGAAATCAAAAAAGACAACCACTTCGTCAACATCGTATGAGACTGACGCAAGTGGAAACCTATTTAAGGTGGACCGCTCTGCGTCTGCTGGTGATGTGTTAGCATCATCTGCTCAACCGTCTAGTGGTTCTAGCGTACCTAAAGCCGCTCCTAGCGGATCGAAAGCATCTAACCCTGACGCATACGTGGCTGGCTTGAAAAAGCGCTTCCCTGGAGCAACTGGCCAAGAACTTGTTCAAGGCGGTTACATATCTAGCGCATACGCTGATAGATTCCCAGCTAGCCAACAAGCTTCTAGCTCTTCGTCTTCTTCTACTTCATCTATTGAGTCAGAGACTAAAACTCCGGTGATGCGTCCAGCGGAACCTGGTAACGAAGGTATGACGACCGATACTCGTTGGAACTGGCAGCAAAAGAACATCAACAGAACGCAGCAAAGCCAGCGTAGATCTAACCGCAAGCAAGCTCGCGCTGATATGAAGTACATGGAGTCTCAGGGTCTTGTTGAAAGAACCAGCGAAGGCGGAAGAGGACAAGGATACAGACTGACTGAAGCTGGATCTGCTGATGCAAACGCATCTAAAAGATACGACTTGAACCAAGCTGATATTTTTGGGGTTGATCAGACTAGATTCACTAGAGACGAGCAGGGCAATATAACCGGTCGCAACGAATCTTACAATCCTCAAGACTCTAGAAAGAATAGAGCACAGACTGGAACGTACAATCCTAGAGACACCTACAAAGAAGCAAGACCAGAGGAGCAGTGGAACGTTGAGAAGCACGGAGAATATACTGGCGCAACTTCTAGTTCATCTATGGCTTCTAAGTCTGCTTCAGAGGCAAAGGTTGATCCAATCAGCGTGGCTCCTGTAACTCCGGAGGCAAATAGAGCTTCTTCAGAAAGCATGTTCAATGTCAACCCTGTTGGTGAAGCAGACAACGCTTTCATCAGCGGTATGGCTGCTGGAGCTGGCGAGTCGATGCAGAATGAAAACATTTATGACGCTAATCCAGAACCAGTATTGCCTGAGCAAAAACAAATCCTTGGTAGTGAAGGACCTCTTCAGATGAAGTACAAGCACAACCCAAGAATGATGTACAAAGAATCTCCTGCCAAAATGTGGGGAGACGCTAAGACTGAAGCTGGTGACAAAGGCGTGTTTAACAAAGTAAAGTCTGAGACTGCTTCTAAACCAATCACTAAGTTCTCTAATGGTGGAGGATTTAAAATGAAAGGCTTTAATAAATAATGGCTAAGAAGACTAATCCTTGTTGGAAAGGATACGAACCTATTGGTATGAAGACTAAATCTGGTAAAAAAGTACCAAACTGCGTTCCAATTACTAAGAAAAAGAAATAGTATTACTAAATGGCTAGAATCAGTACCTACGTTAACGATACGACAGTATCAGGTCAAGACAAACTGCTTGGTAGTGATTCGACTGAAGCAACCAGAAACTTTCCTGTTTCTTCTTTGGCTGGATACTTAGACAACAGCGGTAGTATAACAATATCTGATCAATTGAATTTAAGATTTATAACAGAATCTGATGATATTGCTAATGCTACGTTTTTTAAAGAAGGTCTTGGTGGCGATGGTAGTAATATTAACTCTTTGCAGATCATATATGTCAGTAAAAGAGACGCCGCTGGTAATTCTTTGATAGAATATACGAAGAAGATATTCGGTTATAAAATAAACCTAATAGAAATAGGTAATAAAAATAACTTTGCTACTTTTTCTGTAAACTATATAATTAACGATGCTGTTTACACTAACTTTTTTAAAGTTTCTATTCAAGCAGTTAGTAGTAATGGTGTTTTATCTTCAGATAAATACTATTCATTTTCTATAGTATCTGGTGATGAAGCTAAAAATTATACTCACGTTCAAGGAACACCAGCTTCTGTTTGGGAAGTACAACATAGTTTAAATAAAAATCCATCAGTAACAATTGTTGATTCCTCAAATAATGTTGTCTACGGTCAAATAGAATATTTAGATTCTAACAATGTTCGTTTAACTTTCGCTAGTGCCTTTAGTGGCAAAGCATATCTTAATTAAAAAATTATGGCAATTCCATTTTTGTCCCCTATAGATCTTGGTGGACTAGAAATACTAAACGTAAAAGCTCAATTCATATCTTTCGGGTCTTTGCCGGCAGCAGCTAGCCACGAAGGTAGATTTGTATACGACTCAACAAACAAAGTACTTAGATACTCTAACGGAGTAGACTGGATTGATGTATCTGGTGACATTAGAAGTGTAACTGCTGGAGATGGTTTAACTGGTGGTGGAAATAGTGGAGACGTTACTCTTCACGTTGGAGCTGGTACTGGTATCACAGTAAACGCTAATGACGTACAACTTGACCTTACCCACGATAGAAACATAGATCACGGAACACTATACGTGTATGCTGGTGATGGTATGACAGGCGGCGGTGTACTCACGTCTAGCGTGACGCTTAACGTGTTAGCAACTACAAACTCCGGTATCACCGTAGGCGCTAACGCTATCGAGCTCAAGAACTACGCCAATCTTACCCAATACAACATTATGATGTGGGGACCTGGCGGTCAGTTGGAAAACGCTCCGATTGTACGCACGGTAAATCAGTCATTAGAAGAGACCATCACCATTCAGGGCAACCTTATCGTTACGGGTACAACCACCAGCGTAAACTCAAACGAGGTAAACATCGGTGATAGCATTATCAAGCTTAACTCTGATGCTACCGGTACCGCAACACAGAACGCTGGATTCGAGGTTGAGCGTGGTGATGACACGAACGTATCATTCATCTGGGACGAGGTTGCTGACCGATTCTCTACCGTTGACCAGAAGCTCCACATTGGTTCTGTTGATACTATTACTCCAGGTAGTGATGATTTCTTTTATGTATATGACAATGCGATTGGAGAAACTGGTGAGATCAAGAAAGCTACATACAATTCTGTTGCAAACCTACTTGGTGCTCCAATACACTATTCTCTTGACACCGCGCAAGGTGCTATAACTAAAACTTCTAATACCTACACGGTAACACATAATCTAGGCACTAAAGCGGTCAGTGTTCAAGTTATAGATTATTCTACTCAGGAGACTGTTCATGTTGACGTTGCTAGACCAACTAATAATACTATAACGGTAACTTTTGCGTCAACAGTTGTTGACAATGACTACTATGTTATCCTTATAGCTTCTAAGCGAACTGGAGATACCGTTGCTGGTTCTGAAAATGGCGACGCGCCTGACACGGCTAACGCTTAATAACTGACATGTTCGAATAAACAACTGGGAGAATAAAATCTCCCTTTTGTTTTTCATGCTTTTATTTGCATTATAATAGATTATTAGAAAATGAAGTTTTTATCTCCAATAAACATCAACACAGAATACACGCTACCAACAATAGATGGTGCAAATGGCCAGGTGTTGACCACCGATGGCACTGGTGCGGTTTATTGGGGTAATGTTAGTGCTAGCGCAACGAATCTTGATGGGCTAACTGACGTAATTATTACGTCTCCATCATCAGGCCAACTGCTTCGTTACGGCATCCCCCCGGGATCTGGAGAGGCAAATCCAGTATGGTATAACTTCACGCCAAACTACCTCACTCCATCGTCGTCTATTGATAATCTTGGTGACGTAACTATCACCACGGCTACCGCTGGACAGATTCTGCAATGGAACGGCACTGCGTGGGTGAATGCTACGCTGTCCACCGTTGATTACGTGTCTAAGGTTCAGCACCTCGTTAAGTGTGGTGTTGCCGTAACTAAGGGTCAGGCGGTCTATGTTACTAGCGCTGACGGCACGAATATGATTGTCGGCCTTGCGTCTAACGCTAGTGAGGCCACATCATCTAAGGTTATCGGATTGGCCGTATCTACGGGTGCTATCAACGACCAAATCTTCGTTGTTACCGAAGGTCTAATCGCTGGCCTGAATACGTCAACCGCTAACGCTGGTGACCCTGTATGGCTCGGAACTGGAGGCAATCTAATCTTCGGACTGCTTAATAAGCCAGTGGCTCCAGCTCACTTAGTTTACTTGGGTGTCGTAACTAGAGTACAGCAGAACAACGGAGAAATCTTCGTTAACGTACAGAATGGATTTGAGTTACACGAGCTTCACGATGTGCTGATTTCATCACCATCGACAGGGCAGCTTATCCGTAGAGACTCTGACGGTCTTTGGAAGAACTGGACCCCGAACTACCTAACCTCGCTCCCGACTCACAACCACGACGATAGATACTACACGGAGTCAGAGATAATTGCTTTCTTCGGGGGTGAGACTGAAATCGCTGGATATAATCAAACCAACTGGGACACGGCATACGGATGGGGTAATCACGCTACGGCTGGTTATCTAACGTCATTCACAGAGGCTGATACTCTGTCTAGCGTTACTGGTCGTGGTAATACTACCACAAACGCAATTACTGTTGGTGGAGCTACAATCAACGGTACCTGGCAGACTGTAATTACTACTACTGGAGGCTGGAATAAGCTTTCATTTGTCGCTTCTAATGCTTGGGGTGATGGAACAACGTATGGTGTTCTTGGCGCAGGCGGTGGAGCTGAGCCTGGAGTAATGACGTATAATCAGCACGCTACTTGGGTTGGTGAATCCAACGGTGCTGGTATTCGTATGGGTCGCTCTGGAGGCGTTGCAAGTGGAGCTTGGTATCAGGTAGCCACTATGGGTGGTGACGAGTTTATGATTGCTAGGAACGGCCAGTGGGCCAATGGTGGTCTAAAAATAACTTCGGCTGGAGAACTTCAACACGGAAGTGGTAATAAGATATGGCACGCTGGAAACGATGGCGCTGCATCTGGTCTTGATGCTGATTTGTTAGATGGAATTGACTCGTCAAGATTTATATATGGTCAGTCTGGGAATAGACGAGGAACTAATCTTATATCAAACTGGAACCAGACAGATTTCCCAGATGTAGCGTTCTTATCTGCTGAAGCTGGAGGCACAAATGCACCAACTGGAGACTATATTTACGGTACACAGTACTCATTCCATAGAGATGGAGCCGCATACAGAACGCAGTTAGTCACAGCGCTATACAGTGATACCAGTATATACGTAAGAAACTCAAGAGATTCCGACGTATGGACATCTTGGAAGCGACTATGGCATAGCGGAGATTTCTCGTCTACCAACATATCAAACTGGAATACCGCATACGGATGGGGAAACCACGCATCCGCTGGATACATTACTGCTTCTTATCTTGACGACTATACTCGTGGAGCATACCGTGTGATTTCCGATTACAATGGAAACACAACGTGGTACATTCGTTCAAATGGTCAGTTCATATGGGGAAATGGTCACGACTGGACTCAATCATTTAGACTAAATCTGTCTCATAGCGGTGGCGCTAATGCAGCTTGGGCTTACTTTGGTCAGCAGGACTCAAATGAGACTAATGGAAGATATAGAGGTGTACGAATCAGAAAGTATGCATCTGGAGCTGCAACTGACGGAGACATAAGTGCTGCAGCATATTACATCGGTGACACAAGGAAAGATGGAAACTGGGATACAGCCTATAGCTGGGGCAACCACGCTGACGCTCCGTACTGGAACGTATCACTAAACCAAGACGTACAGGTAGAAGCGCAGAACGTAACCTTCGCTGGTAACGTAATCATCCAAGGCACACTTACGGAGTCTTCGTCCATCCGCTTCAAGGAGAACATCCAACCGCTTGAACCATCACTCGCTAAGGTCGAGCAGTTGAATCCTGTGACATACACCAAGATTACCTCACAGGAGGAGGAGATTGGTTTGATTGCAGAAGAGGTAGCAGAGCTGTTCCCAGAGGTTGTAACCTATAACGAGAACGGCCAGCCTCAAGGTATCCAGTACCAACGCCTGAGCGTAATTTTGCTAAAGGCTGTGCAAGAGTTAACGGAACGAGTAAACAAGTTAGAAAACAAGTAATATGGCAAATCTTTTAAGTACCACTGTAAATGGTTCGTTAAACGTACAGGGTAGCTCTATGTATGTAACTGCTAGTCAGTTGCACATAGGCAAGGCATCTAGCGGAACAGCTCAGATGAGCTTTGAAAGCTGGGGTTCGTACACTGGTGCTATTGCTATGAATTCATCTGGCGCATTTCACTGGGGAGGTCAAGGCAATAGTGAGTGGTACTTTAAGAAGAATAATACATATAATGGTGACTATTCAGCATCTGGAACCACTGTATTGAGAATTGCATCTGATGGAAACATTTGGTCAGCATACTACAGTGATTGGTTGTCTAATGTATTTGCTGGTAAAGTATCTACTTCTGGAGGTTCAACCATTGCAGGAACAACGTACTTCTCAGGAGGTGAGTCTATGCAAGTATATGGTATCCGTGGTAGGTTTACTAATGAGTACATCCACCTATACAATAAAGTAGGTATTGGTCATCCTTCTGGTTGGGGTCAGGGGCAGACTGAAACTCCTAGTCAAGGTTTGTCAACCTATGGAGGTATGACTATCGCATATGGAACTGGAGCTACATCTACATTTAATGGCCATCTTAGAATAAACAAGAACTGGGGAGAGGGAGACTTTGGTGCTGAGCAGTTAACTATTTATGGTACATATCCATCTATTACATTAAGAAGCACAACGCACGACAGTAAATGGTTAATTCACAATGATAGTAGTGTTAGTTTTTATTACGGAGCTGGCGCCAGTAATAATTCTTGGTCACGTAGATTTGAAATTCCACAAGACGGAAACATCTGGATGTCTTGGGCTGGTGATTACATCTCTAATCTACTAGGAGCAAAGCAAAATGCTTCTACTGCTATTACTACTAGTAATATCGGTTCTCAATCGGTAAACTATGCAAACTCAGCAGGCTCGGCAGGACAGGTAAGTGGTGTTGCAATATCTGGCGCTCAGGCTACCGCTCTAAAGAAGACATTAGACCCAGCAACCTTACCATACTCTTGTGATATTTACGTTGAAGGTGACGCTAATACATACTATCCCGTCCACTTCATATGGGGAGACCAAGATGTTTGGAGAAGAATTATTATTAAACGAGGTTATAGTGAAGAGGCTCCTTGGGACCCTGTCGGAAGTGGGGTTCACCACGGTGGTCTTCTCTTAGACTGGGAAGGAAACTTTGGCGGCTGGGGCGGCGCTGAATACTCTGATAGACTCCGTGTATTCAACGAATCATACACCAACGTATGTGCTGATATGTACATCTACACCCACTCAATGGGTTACGTGTTTATGTTACGTGGCGGTCACGCATTGTACCACATTTACTCAGACCAAGAGATTCGTGGATACAATCAGGTTGGAACTCCCGACATTGCATACGACACAACTAGTACATATTTCTATGAAAATAGTGGAGCTCCACAGTACAATGTTCGCCCTCCAGCCCCAGTCACTAGTATAAACTCATCACGTATTGATGGTTTAAGAACTAAGAAACAATCACTATTTGATAGTAGATATCAGCTTGCAAGTTCAGCAATTAACACAAGCAACATTGGAAGCCAGTCGGTTAACTACGCGTCAAGCGCTGGTTCTGTGGCCTGGACTAATGTAAGCTCTCGTCCAACGGCATTGTCTCAGTTTACTAATGACTTGGGCAACTATGGTGGATTCTTGACTTCTTTAGGCTTTAGCTACTCAACAGGAGTATCAGCAAATCACGTTGTTCAACGTGATGGCAATGGATACATATATGCTAACCACATAAACTTTAACACGCCAGAAACAGAAAACCCAGCAATTAGTAGTTTTATTACTTCTAATGGAGATGGATGGTCTAGAAAATCTAGCCTTGCTCACGTTAGAAACCAGTTGGGTAACTACGGAAACTGGATTACTACAGATGGTAGAGCGTATCCTAGACGTTCTGATGGAACAAACATTAACTTCTACTGGTCAAGCCAAGGCGGCCAACCTACCTGGTTATGGGGCTCAAACGATGGGGAAAATTTCTATGTTTGGAATCCATCAAACTTTTCAGTGAACTATGCGGCAAGCGCTGGTAATTCAACAAATCTAGATGGTCGCAGCTCGTCTCGATACTTATACTATCGTGGGATAAACGCAGCATCAGACTTCCAAACATACCAATCTTCAGATAGTGTTATTCGTTTTGACCAAGTAAACGACTATAATACGCATTCAAATCCTCCAGGCGGATACACCTATGGTGGCGTTCTGAGTATGCGTGGTGGAAACTTTGGATTCCAACTATGGGGGTCTCATACTGGTGATTTTTACTTTAAAACTCAATGGAATGATGACCAGTACAGCGGGTGGAGATACGTTGTTCATTCTGGGAATATTGGTTCGCAGTCAGTAAACTATGCTTCATCTTCTGGTAATGCCGACACTGTTGATGGATACCACGAGTCTGCATTCTGGAGAGACAACCAAGACAGAAGAATAAACGTATTAAGGTTTTATGGTGAGGGTGGTAACTCTGGTAACGGACTTCCTCCTTACGCAATATATCAGGGTGGCGGTGATTGGACTTGGCCTTACCCAGACCTTCATATTGCTTACCATACTGGTATTAAGATAGGAGCTAACTCAAGTTATCAAGGTGTAAGGTTTTACACTGACTATGATATGTCCACTCAAGTGATGTCTGTTAACAATGGTTCAGACCCACTTGGAGGGGGGAATGTATATGTTAACAACAGCTTACAGGCTGGAAGTTCTTTACGTGCCCCAATCTTCTATGACTCTAATGATACTGGATACTATGGAGACTTTGCTAGTACATCTAGAATGAATGAAATTGTCTATGACAATTTAAAGTGGGCTGGAGACCAAACATATGGACTTATTGGTAGAAATGGATATTTAGATACTGTCAACGGAAGAGGCACAGACCCTCTTGAGTTAAATTACTACGATGGTGGTCCAGTAAAGATTGGTTCTGGAACATACGGAAGCAAGGACTTATATGCATCAATGGTTTACGTTAGCAGTGGTAATGCTGTTATTCACGCTGGGAACATTGGTTCACAAAACGTAAACGCTGCAAACTACCAGTACGCAACTGGAAGTTCATCTGACGCTATATACAGTTTCAGGCAAACCCCAGCTCACGCAACATCGTTCAGGGAAATTTCATCGAGCGGCCCTGCTGGTACTTGGTGGATGATTCAAAACTTCCGTCACAGTAATTCAAGTAACTATTGGGGAACACAAGTTGCCTGGGGATGGGAAGACAATGCCTTGAGGTTAATGCAACGAAACGTATCAGCAGATAGCTGGTCTGGATGGGTTGAGTATTTAAACTCAAATAACTTTACAACTTGGGCACAACAGAAAGAAAATCAGAGACTGTCTACATCAAACGATGTAACATTTAACACTACAACGTCTCCGACAATCTTAGTAAATAACCACTCAGATAACACCAGAGGATATCGTATTCATAACACTAGCGGTTCATCAGTTAGTGCAATGTTCACCAACTCTTCTAACCAGCTCGTTATCGCAGCAGGTGCTGTTGACCAAATCAACCTCAACAAGAAGGTATACGTAAACGGAGTAGCGCTCGGTGTCAACGTAACGCCCTCGGCAACCGCTGGACGTATTGATGCATCAAACGACATCGTAGCCTACTCATCGTCTGACGAGCGGTTGAAGTACAACATCACTCCGATTGAGAACGCCATCGATAAGGTGAAGTCTCTCACTGGTGTAGATTTTGACTGGAAACCCGAGTACAAGCACGCACACGGATACGAAGGGCACGACACTGGTATCATCGCCCAGCAGGTGCAGGAGGTTATTCCTAGCGCAGTAAGGACCAACGACACTGGATTCTTGGCTGTACGCTACGAGAAACTGATTGGTCTCTTGATTGAGGCTAACAAGGAGCTCGCAGCTCGTGTTGAAGAACTTGAAAAGAAGCTAGGCTAATGGCACTTCAGTCAACTGGGGCGATAAGCATCGACAACATCAGAACGGAGCTACAGCAGGCGCAGGGAAACAACTCCTTGCGCTCGCTCTCCGCAACCGCTGGTAAGTCTACCCCTGACGCTATGTCTGAGTTCTACGGATACTCATTCGCCACAGCATTCACGTTCTTGGCTGGCGATGGACAGCAAGGATACGCTGATTGGAGCCAGGCGTGTGCCGAGGCATACGATGCGATTACCCTGTACTCGTCGTCTACTTCGTTGGCAGTAAACGTAACTCTATACACGGACAATTCGCTGTCTTCTTCGTTTGATGGGGGTGGACTGTGGTGGAAGTCTGGTTCATCCGTTTATGAAATAGCAAGCGATGGAAAGATATCTGCCGTCCGTGGATGTTAATGTTTTTGTATATTTGTATAACCAATTTTTTTAAAAAAAACAATAAAAATGGCTGTAACCGCAACCGTTGATAAATTCGGAATGACTTTTTCCGGAGCTTATCACAAAGTAACTCGTCTTACTTACGAGTCAACTGATCAAAAGACCTATGTATACGCTGCTCCCTCCGAGCCTACCGTAGACGCTGATAGCAATCCCGTTCCTCCGATGCCTACTCCTCCTACCGAAGCTTGGGTTAAGAAGAACTTCTGCCACTACGAAGTAGCTACCTACGCATCTGAGGCAACCCGCGAGGCGCACGCTGAACCTATCTACCGCACGCACTTTAGCTTTGAGCCCGTGCTCGATGCTGAATCTGCTGACATCCTCGTACAAGCCTACGACCATCTTAAGGCTCAGGCTGGCTACGAAGACGCTGTAGACTGCTAATAAATCAATAATTAACTTAAATCAAATTAAACATGGCACAAGTGTCAGAAGAACAACTTAATAAGGCTCGTGAAATCAGAGCAAAGCAACAGCAGATCCAAATGGAACTTGGCGCTCTTTACGTCAGTGAAAAAGATCTAGCTGCTCGTCAAGAAGCTCTTGTAGCTGAACTCCGCAATAGCGGTGATGAAATTCAGTCGCTTATGAGCGATCTTGCTGCTGAGCATGGTCACGGAACGCTTAACCTTGAAACTGGTGAATTTACTGTTCAAGAAGAAGATTCTAAAGAATCTCCTTTGCGAGTTGTAAAACCAGAGTAGTAATCATGACAAAGCTGATAAGAAAAATAAGTATCGGCAGAGATTATAAAAACGATGCAATGCACTACTCCATAGGCCAAGATGTCTATGGAGGGCATTGTATCTGTAGTATAATAGAAGAAGATAATAAATTCACTATATACATACAGAAAAACGAAGAAGTTATACCTTGGAAAGATTTCAATAAAAACATGGGTATAGCTGTTGAGTATAATCTTGAATACTGATATGAGATCAATATTCAACTTTGTTGTTAGGCCAAAAGATTCTAGAAACGTAAATAAAAAAAACGTTGACGGAACTGAACTAATATTAAACACTGACTTGCAAGACCACAAATACGTTAGTAGAGTTGGTGTTGTTGTTGGTGTTCCAAGTGTTGGTTGTTTTGGCATAGAACCAGGTGAAGAAATAATTGTTCATCATAACGTCTTTAGAAGATTTTATGACATACGAGGTGTTGAAAAAAATAGTAGTGCATACTTTGCTGATGACGTTTTTATCGTTAGTCCAGATCAAATATTTATGCATAGACAGCCGGGTGGAAAGTGGTATCCTGTTGATGGCTACTGTTTTGTAAAGCCAGTTGAGTCTGACGATATTTGGTCAGAAGAAAAGGAAAAACAATTAATTGGTGTCTTAAAACATCTAGATTCTAAACTTGAGTCACTTGGTTTTAATAATGACGATTTGGTTGGCTTTTGCCCAAGAAGTGAATATGAATTCATAATAGACGGCGAGAGAATGTATAGAGTAGATTCAGACTCAATAGTTATAAACTATGGATATTCAGGAAACGAAAAAGAGTATAATCCAAGCTGGGCATAAGGCTGTAGAAGAACTCATAAAGGTCGCGCAAGAAAAAATCATCACAAATACAGAAGACGATGTGTCTGCTGATAGATTAAAGAATGCTGCTGCAACTAAGAAGTTAGCTATATTTGATGCTTTTGAAATTTTATCAAGAATTCAAGAGGAGCAAGCTAGATTAGAAGACAGACCAATAGAAAGAGAAGATAAGCAAGCGTTTAAGGGATTCGCTGAGCGTAGATCAAAATAATGTACGAACAAACTTTATATAGAGTAGTAGAACCTTTACGCATAAACACCGTAAAGAGACTAAATAAATCTAAGAGTTGGAAGTACGGCTATGACAAAGAGCACGATATTGTTGTCATAAGCAAAACCGGCGAGATAGGCGATATATATGAAATTCAAAACCTCAAGATTGCCCTACCAAAGACGCCGCAGAGTGTGCACGAGTTTGAATCAGGACATTGGGAAGTACAAGAGTATCCTAGACAGTTGCAGTCAATAAAGACTATATTTGATTGGCGGGACACGGATGATTCTTTTAAGGCTAAATGGGAACAGTACATAGACGAAGAGTTCAATAGAAGGGAAAACGGTTTCTGGTTTAAGAATAACGGCACAAAGACATATATAACAGGTACACACTATATGTACTTACAGTGGTCTAAGATTGACGTTGGTAATCCAGACTTTAGAGAGGCAAACAGACTTTTTTTTATTTTCTGGGAAGCTGTAAAAGCAGATAGTAGATGCTACGGAATGTGTTATCTAAAGAACAGACGTAGTGGTTTTTCATTTATGGCTAGCGGTGAGGTTGTTAATCAAGCCACTATAACATCGGATGCTAGATTTGGAATACTGTCTAAGACTGGTAACGATGCCAAAAAAATGTTCACAGACAAGGTTGTGCCTATATCTGTAAACTATCCTTTCTTTTTCAAGCCAATCCAAGATGGTATGGATAGACCTAAAACAGAATTGGCTTTTAGGGTTCCTGCGTCTAAACTAACCAGAAAGAGAATATCATCTGGTGATCAGAGAGAAGAACTAGAAGGTCTTGACACAACAATAGACTGGAAAAACACAGGTGATAACTCGTACGACGGTGAAAAGCTAAAACTACTTGTTCACGACGAGAGTGGAAAATGGGAAAGACCGGACAATATTCTAAATAACTGGCGCGTAACTAAAACGTGTCTACGTCTAGGTAGTAGGATAGTTGGAAAGTGCATGATGGGTTCAACATCAAATTCTTTGGAAAAAGGAGGAGATAACTTTAAAAACCTATACTACGATTCAGACGTGACTCAGAGAAATAGAAACGGACAGACAAGATCTGGACTTTATAGTTTGTTTATTCCAATGGAATGGAACTATGAGGGTTTTATAGATAAGTATGGTAATCCTGTTTTTGACACTCCAGAAGTCGCTGTAGAAGGTCCAGATGGACAGTTAATATACGAAGGAGTAATACAGCACTGGGAAAACGAAGTAGACGGATTAAAGCATAGTCAAGATGCACTAAACGAATTCTACCGTCAGTTTCCAAGAACAGAGGAGCACGCATTTAGGGATGAAATGAAGAATAGTCTATTTAATCTTGTTAAGATTTACGATCAAATAGACTACAACGAAGGACTTAGAAATTCTGGAGTTATAAGTGTTGGCAACTTCCAGTGGCGCAATGGAATACAAGATACTGAGGTTGTGTTTCATCCAGATCCTAATGGAAGATTTAAAATATCGTGGTTTCCACCTAAAAATCTTCAAAATAGTGTGATTGTAAAGAATGGGATGAAGTATCCTGGCAATGAACACTTAGGTGCATTTGGTTGTGACTCATATGATATATCTGGAACTGTTGACGGTAGAGGTTCAAAAGGAGCATTACACGGTTTAACGAAGTTCTCTATGGAAGATGTTCCACCATCAACGTTTTTTCTTGAATATATAGCTAGACCTCAAACTGCTGAAATATTCTTTGAGGATGTGTTGATGGCTATAGTTTTTTATGGTATGCCAATATTAGCAGAGAACGCTAAACCTAGATTACTGTACTACATAAGAAGAAGAGGTTATAGGGGTTTTTCAATGAATAGACCAGATAGAAGAAGTAATCAACTATCTGTTACAGAAAGAGAAATAGGTGGTATACCTAACTCTAGTGAAGATATGAAGCAGGCACACGCTGCCGCTATAGAGATGTATATAGAAAATTATGTCGGGTATAATCCAGATACCGATACACATGGTACGATGTACTTTAACACTACGCTCAACGACTGGGCTAAGTTTGACATAAATAAAAGAACAAAGCATGACGCTTCTATTAGTTCTGGTTTGGCTATAATGGCATGCAATAGGCATCTTTACGCGCCAACGAAGACAATAGAAAGAGATGTTGTAAGTTTAGGTCTAGCAAGATTTAAAAATTCAGGGTTTTCATCCGAAATAATAAAATAAAAAATGGCTGAATCAGTTGTAAAAAGTTACTTTCCTAGTCAAATAGCTAGCGATAGAGAAAAAGCCAGTTACGAGTATGGCTTAAACGTAGCTAAAGCTATAGAGCAAGAGTGGTTTAAAGTAGATTCTGGTGTAAACAGATTCTACAACAACCAAAATGCATTTCACAGCCTTAGACTTTATGCTAGAGGAGAGCAACCTATCCAAAAGTATAAAGATGAATTGGCTATCAATGGTGATTTGTCTTACTTGAATCTAGACTGGAAACCAGTTCCCATTATTCCTAAGTTCGTTGACATCGTAGTTAACGGAATAGCTGAAAGAACTTTTGAAATCAAAGCTTTTTCTCAAGATCCGTACGGCGTATCTAAGAGAACAGCGTATATGGAGTCTATTCTCAGAGACATGCAGACTAGGGAACTATCTGAGTTTGCACAAGAAGCCTTTGGAGTAAACCTATTTGAGAACAATAAAGACGAACTTCCAGAAACCAAAGAAGAACTAGAAGTTCATATGCAGCTTAATTACAAGCAAGCAATAGAGATAGCTGCTGAACAAGCTATAAACACGATATTTGAAGGTAGTAAGTACGAGAACATAAAGAAAAGAATATACTACGACCTCACGGTCCTTGGCATTGGTGTTTCTAAAGACGTGTTTACTAAGAGTGAAGGAATCAAAGTCGAGTACGTAGATCCTGCAAACTTTATTTATTCATACACTGAGTCTCCATACTTTGAAGATATCTACTACGCTGGAGAAATAAAGTCTATACCCATTAACGAGCTTAAAAAGCAGTTTCCAGAACTTACTGATGATGACCTAAAAGAAATCATTGCTCAGGGTATACAAAACAACAGAGTTAGAAGTAGCGGTGTTAGCGGTCATAATGAGATCGATGCTAATACTGTTCAGATAATGTACTTCAACTTCAAGACTTACGCGAACGAAGTTTATAAGGTAAAAGAAACAGCTACTGGAGCAAGTAAGATTATAATTAAAGACGACACGTTTAATCCTCCTGCAGATATTGCTGAGCAGTTCTCTAAACTGTCAAGATCTCTTGAGGTTCTTTATGAAGGTGTTTTTGTTGTTGGTACAGAAAAACTCCTTAAGTGGGAGATGGCCAAGAATGTACTGAGACCAAAGAGCGATTACACGAAAGTAAAACTCAATTACAGCATCGTAGCTCCTAGAATGTATAAGGGTCGTATAGAGTCTCTAGTTTCGCGTATAACTGGATTCGCTGATATGATTCAGTTGACGCACCTTAAACTTCAACAGGTGCTGTCTAGATTAGTTCCAGACGGTATCTATCTTGACGTTGATGGACTTGCTGAAATCGACCTTGGCAATGGAACAAACTACAACCCGCAGGAAGCGCTTAATATGTTCTTCCAAACTGGTAGTATCGTAGGTCGTTCGTTCACGTCAGACGGCGACATGAATCCAGGAAAAGTTCCAATTCAAGAAATAACATCTGGATCTGGCGGAAATAAGATTCCTCAACTCATTAGTACGTATAATTATTACTTACAAATGATAAGAGACGTCACCGGCCTCAATGAAGCAAGAGATGGTTCTACTCCAGACGCTAAGGCTTTGGTTGGTGTTCAGAAGTTAGCTGCTGCAAATTCAAACACCGCAACTAGACACATTCTACAAGCTGGATTGTTTATCACTTCTGACCTTGCTGAGAAAATAGCATTGAGAATATCAGACGTACTTGAATACTCTCCAACTAGAGAAGCGTTTGTCCAAGCTATAGGTGCTCACAATGTAGCTACGATGGATGAGATTTCTAACCTACATTTGCATGACTTTGGTATCTTTATAGATATAATGCCAGACGCAGAAGAGAAACAAATGCTTGAGAATAATATTCAAGTTGCGCTAGCACAGCAGACTATAGACCTTGAAGATGCTATTGACATCAGAGAGGTTAAAAATATTAAGCTTGCTAATCAACTGTTGAAGATTAGAAGAAAGCGTAAACTTCAGCGCGATCAAATGATTGCCCAGCAGAATATTCAAGCTCAAGCGCAGGCAAATGCACAAACGCAACAAGCCGTAGCGATTGCGGAATCTCAAAAGATACAAGTTGAAACTGGAAGTAAAATACAACTTGAACAAATGAAGTCATCGCTTGCTTCTAAGAGATTAATGGAAGAAAAGCAGGCTAAGAAAGAGTTAATGCAATTTGAGTTTGAATTAAATATGAAACTCAAGCAACTAGAAGCTGGAGTTTATAAGGAAAAAGAATCTTTTAAAGAAGATAGAAAAGACGACAGAACCAAAATGCAAGCTTCACAGCAAAGTCAATTGATAGAACAAAGAATGACTGGCGGAGAAGCTAAAGATTTTGAATCAGCTGGTAACGATATAATTAGCGGCGATTTCAAATTAGGTTCATTTGAACCCAAGTGATATAATAACTATACAATTTTTTAATATTTTATTTTATGAGTGAAGAAATTCAAAAAGATGATGCCAAATCCGATGATGGCGTTATACGCGTATTTATACCATCAAACAAACAAACAGATGAAATCAAAGATGAAACCGTGCGGTTGCAGCCCGATGAAGATGTGCAGCAAACACAGCCCAGCGAAGATGGGAGTGAAGAGCCCAGCGAAGATGTACGGCAGCAAGAGCAGCCCGGCGAAGAAAATGGGATCGAAGGGCAAGTCCTGCTAGAAGAAGTAATTGATCTTCCAGCGCAAGAGGAAACTCAACCGCAAGAATATCAACTTTCTCAAGATACCCAAGAAGAGCAAAAGCCAGAGGTTAAGATTGATTTACCAGAGAACATTGAAAAACTGGTAAACTTCATAAATGAAACTGGTGGAACTATCGAGGACTACGTACTACTGAATCGCGATGTTAATTCACTTAACGAGTCCCAACTTATAAAAGAATACTATAAGCAAACAAAACCTCATCTAAACGACGAGGAAATTCAGTTTCTTATAGAGGATCGATTCAGCTACGATGAAACACTCGATGATGAAATCGACATTAAAAGAAAGAAGCTAGCTTTCAAAGAGGAGGCTAGCTCAGCAAAGAAACACCTTTCTGACATGAAAGATCGTTACTATGCTGAATTGAAGGCCGGTTCTAAGTTAACTCAAGAACAACAAAAGGCAGTAGATTTCTTTAACCGCTATAACAAAGAGCAAGAGAGTGTAGCTAAAATTTCTGAACAACAGAAAAATATATTTCTTAAGAAGACCGATGAGGTCTTCTCTAACGATTTCAAAGGTTTTGAATACGGCGTTGGTGATAAGAAATATAGATTCAATGTGAAGAATCCGAACGAAATCAAGAACTCCCAGAGCGACATTAATAACTTCGTTAGAAAGTTTCTAAACAAAGAGAACGTTATTGAAGATGCTAAGGGATACCACAAGGCTTTGTTCACCGCTATGAACGCTGACGCTATAGCTAATCACTTCTACGAGCAAGGAAAAGCTGATGCAATCAAAGAAAGCATCGCTAGGTCCAAGAACGTGGACATGCAGCCAAGAAGCCAACACGAGGGAGTATCTCAAGTTGGGGGAGTGCAAGTCCGTGCTGTCTCAGGTGATAGCAGCTCGAGGCTTCGAGTTAAGTTCAATAAATAATAATAAACTCTAAAACATATTACTATGAGTTTTGTAAATGGTGGAGCATACCCTGCTGGGCTGACTCCTTCTCCCACTAAAACCCTTTTCGATAAGAACTACCTTTCGATTGGAGACAATGATTTCAACTTCACGAAGCAATTCCTTCCTGAAGTATACGAAAAAGAAGTAGAGCGTTACGGTAACCGTACGGTTTCTGCTTTCTTGCGTATGGTTGGTGCTGAAATGCCTATGGCCTCTGACGAGGTTGTATGGACCGAGCAGGGCCGTCTTCACGTAGCATACGACGACGCTGTCATTGCTACCGTTAACGACAACACCGACAACACGATCACTATTGCTAACCACGCTATCCGTGCTAACCAAACGATCGTTGTTGCAAAAGGTTACGACACCGTTCGTGCTTTTGTTAAGAGTGTTACCACCAACTCTATTGAGGCTTTCCCGTACGATGCTGCCACTTGGCCTGCTTCTTTCGTAGCCGTTGGTACGAACCCCGATTTGAAGGTTTTCGTATTCGGTTCTGAATTCGGTAAAGGTTCTGCTGGTATGCAGGGTTCTATTGACTCTGGTTTCCAGAAGTTCAGCAATAGCCCCATCATCATCAAGGACAAGTACAGCATCAACGGTTCTGACACTGCTCAGATCGGTTGGGTTGAGGTTACGTCTGAGCTTGGTACTTCTGGCTACCTGTGGTACCTGAAGTCAGAGCACGAGACTCGCCTTCGTTTCGAGGACTACCTTGAGATGACGATGGTTGAAGCTGAAAAAGCTGCCGTTTCTATCACTGACGCTTCTTCTGCTACGGTTCGTGGTACGGAAGGTCTTTTCGCCGCCATTGAGTCTCGCGGTCTGGTATTCAACGACCACGACTTCAACAACTCAACTGGTCTTAACGGTCTTGCTGAGTTCGACCTTATCCTTAAGGAGCTTGACAAGCAGGGTGCTATCGAAGAGAACATGCTGTTCCTGAACAGAGGTACTTCTTTGGCTATCGACAACATGCTTGCTCGCGCTAACAGCTACGGTACTGGTGGTACTTCTTACGGAGTATTCAACAACTCGGCTGATATGGCTTTGAACCTTGGTTTCTCTGGTTTCCGTCGTGGTTCTTACGACTTCTACAAAACCGACTGGAAATACTTGAACGACGCTGCTACTCGCGGTCTTACCGCTGACATCGACGGCGTACTCGTTCCTGCTGGTGTTTCTACGGTTTACGACCAAACCCTTGGTAAGAACATCCAACGTCCTTTCTTGCACGTTCGCTACCGCGCTTCTGAAGCCGATGACCGTCGCATGAAGTCTTGGATCACTGGTTCTGTTGGTGGTAACTACACCAGCGACATTGACGAGATGAATGTTCACATGCTTTCTGAGCGCTGCTTGTGCGTTCAGGGCGCTAACAACTTCATCCTGTTCAAGCAAACCGCTGCCTAATAGCAGTTTAGTTTAGGGGGCACCCCGGTGTATGGCCGGGGTCGCTTCCCTTCTAAAAATTCTTATATTTTATAAAATCATGACAAAAGAGAAAAAGGTATCCAGTAGCCTCGAAAAAGACTGGGAAATTAAAGACAGAGTATACTTTCTTATTTCTAGAAAAAAGCCGATCATTATGACTGTTCCGGCTAGACACACTGAAAAAAGACCATTGCTTTGGTTTGATAACGATTTAGGTTACGAAAGAGAACTTCGTTATGCTACCAACCAAGCTTCTCCGTTCGTTGATGAACAAGAGGGTCCAGTTACACTTGAGCACATTGTTTTCAGAGATGGAACATTGTTTGTACCTAGAAATAAGCAAGCACTCCAAAAATTGCTTTCACTTTACCACCCACTTAGAAATGGTGTGTATCAAGAGTTCGACGCAGTGCAAGAAGCCGTTGATGAACTTGACGTGATTGAATTGGAAATCGAAGCACTCAACGCAGCTAACAATATGGAGGTTGACGTTGCTGAAGCGATCCTACGCGTAGAACTAGGCTCTAGAGTTGCTACGATGACATCTAAGGAGATTAAACGCGATCTGTTGATCTACGCGCGTAGAAATCCAAAGACGTTCTTAGATCTTGCAAAAGACGAAAATGTTCAAATCAGAAATTTCGGAATTAAAGCTGTTGAAAATGGTATCATTAAGCTTGATGACGATCAGAGAACATTTAAATGGGCAACCAATGGGCGTAAGTTAATGACTGTACCCTTTGATGAAAACCCATACTCTGCACTAGCAGCATTCTTCAAGACTGACGAAGGTGTTGAGATCTATCAGAATATAGAAAAGAGACTTAAATAATCACCGTGGTAAAAGGGTCACCAGCTACGGTGGCCCTTTTTACCTTTAACAACAAACGAAATGGCAGTTAGCGTTGATACAGTTTATCAGAGAGTATTAGCTATTCTCAACAAAGAACAACGGGGATATGTTACCCCAGAAGAATTCAATTTGTTCGCTAACCAAGCGCAGTTAGATATATTTGAACAATATTTCTACGATATAAACCAATTCGGAAGACTACACGGAAACGATACCGAGTATTCTGATATGCTCAATATTCTCAATGAGAAAATAAGTGTTTTTGAAAAAGAAGTAAATCTTATTAGATCAGGTAACTTTTATGCAGTACCAAGTGATTTATATAGGGTAGGAACGGTAATACTAGTTGATAACAACAAAGAAGCGGAGAGAGTAAATAAAAACGAATACCTATACTACAATTCGTCACCATTAACTAAACCAAAGGATACTAGACCTATATATATAAAAGATATAAATGGATTTAAGGTATTTGGTTCCTCAGAAATAGTATTAGCAAATAAGGTTAGATTAAACTACATTAAAAAACCAGCTAAAGTCGTTTGGAACTACGAGACAGTATTTGGTTATGCTCAATACGCCGCAACTGGTAGTTCTGATTTTGAGTTGCATCCATCAGAAGAAACTGAATTAGTAATAAAAATTCTTGCTCTCTGTGGACTTATATTGAAAGATCCGTCTGTTTATCAGATAGCAACTGGCGAAGAAGTTAGAAATAGTAACGAAGAAAAAGCTTAAAAATGGGTTTATTCAACACAACCGAACACCTTTACTATAATGGTAGTGAATTTGGTGGTTATCAATTTATAAGCATTGATGACTTGATAAACAATTTTATCATTGCCTATGTTGGTGAGGATAAAATGATTAGCAAAATCAAAAGAACAGATGTTGCTTTTCACGCTCAGAGAGCTCTTCAAGAATTAAGTTACGATGTTCTTCGTTCTGAAAAATCTCAAGAAATAGAAGTTAGCCCGGCGCTAACTATGGTACTTCCACACGATTATGTCAACTACGTTAAACTTACTTGGTTAGACGACAATGGCATTGAAAGAATTATATACCCAGCTCAGAAGAGTTCTAACCCAGCTGCTATAATTCAAGACAGCAATTACAATTACACCACCGACGGTACGAACCTTTTGTACGCTCAGAATTCAAATACTTGGGATAAGTTTAAAAGCAACAACCAAGGAAACCAAGACGACGTGTCTGCAGATAAAGACACCACTTTCAACTTGGCATTTGGTCAGAGATACGGCA